AAGACAGTTTACACACTTTCAACTTTACGCCAAAAGGCAGCGATGTAAATAGCGTTGTTATTACCAATACTTTAACGAACGACGAATTTACGTTTAACAAAAGTTACATATTTAAAGACAGTTATTTTTATGTACTCAAAAACGTACAAATTGATATGACTGTAAATAGTACGTTTACTTTTGTTGCGTTTGATAAGTTTGATAACGAGATATATCGCGACCAAATAATGTGCATTGACCAAAGTATTACAGACTACACGATTAATAAAGATATTTATACCGAAAGGGTAACAGAAAATAAATTTGTACTAAATGAGCAATAATGTAAGATTCATTCAGTTAGAAAGCTACAAAAGTCCTAAGATTACAGAAAGCAAAACAAAAGACTGGGTAGAGTTTGGCGATAAAAATAATCAGTTTGGTTATTTAATCGACTTGTATAACAGCAGCACCACGAACTCGGCAATTATAAACAACTTTGTTAAATTAGCGTACGGTAAAGGAATTACTGCGCGTGATGCTCGTTTAAAGCCAAATGAATACGCTAGGTTTTTATCGTTAGTATCAAAAGAGTGTTTAAAAAATGTAATTACAGACGCTAAATTGCTTGGAAACTATGCCTTTCAATTGATTTATGATAATAAAGGCGTATTAAAACAAGTAGAACACGTACCTTTTCAGCTATTGAGAGCAGGAAAATGCAATGAAAAAGGCGAAATAGATACTTATTTTTACTCGGATAATTGGGAAGATACTAAAAAATTCCCTCCAAAACCTATCCCTGCCTATGGTTTTGGTGGTCAAATGCAGATTTTAGCGGGTGGAAATTACACCGTAGGACAAAAATACTACTCAAATATTGACTATATTGGTGCATTACCTTACGCAAAGTTAGAGGAGGAAATCGCGGATTACCTTATCAATGAGGTTCAAAATAGCTTTTCACCTACAACGGTTGTAAATTTTAACAACGGTGTGCCAGGAGAAGAAGAACAAGAGTTAATTACATCAAAAGTGAAAGGCACTTTAACGGGTTCAAATGGTAAAAAGGTTGTAGTAGCGTTTAACTTAGACGAAACTAAAAAAACCACAGTTGATAGCATACCGTTAAACGATGCGCCCGACCATTACCGCTATCTTTCAGAGGAATGTACACATAAAATCATGGTAGGACACGGAGTTACTTCGCCTTTACTTTTCGGAGTAGCTACAACAACGGGATTTAGTTCAAACGCTGACGAATTAAAAAATAGTTATGTACTTTATGAGAACATGGTTATTAAACCATTTCAGCAAATGATACTTGATAGCTTAGATATTATCCAAAGCGAAGCAGAAACAACTTTGGATTTACAGTTTGAATCTTTACAACCATTAGACAATTCAGGAGAATTAACTATTAATGAAGAAGAAAAAGTAATTAACTCTATTAATTCACTTAGTCCATTGGTCGCTAACAAAGTTCTTGAATCAATGACTGCAAATGAAATTAGAGCATTAGTAGGATTACCTAAAGAGGGAGGAGGCGATAATTTAACACCAACACAATTAGCAGCGCAAACAGAAACACCTTTTGAGTTTGCAGACGCGTTAATTTCCAAAGGTGAAAGCGTTGGCGAGGATTGGATATTGATTGATGAAAGTGAAGTTGATTTGGATTTAGAAGATGAACTTGATAATGAAATTCACAATCTAAACTACCCAAAGAAAAAAGGATTTTTTGCAAAGTTAGCGCGAGCGGTTACAGCAAGACCAAACGCCAAAAGCGAGCAGGATGCAAAAATAGGAGAGTTACAATTTATCACGCGTTACAAGTACACGGGCGATACAGCAGGAGAAAGAGAGTTTTGTAACAAAATGATGTCAGCGGATAAAGTTTACAGAAAAGAGGATATTGTTAACACGGATTCAAACGCTGTAAATGCAGGGTTCGGTCATAACGGGCAATCTTATAATTTATTTCTTTACAAAGGTGGACCTAATTGTCATCATAAGTGGATGCGTCAAACCTATGTAAGCGGAGTTAAAGTTGACGTAAACAACCCGAACGCAAAAACTATTTCGACAGCAGCAGCAGAGCGCGCAGGGTATCGAGTGAGAAACCCAAAAGAAGTAGCGATGAAGCCGATAGATATGCCTAATAACGGTTATTACCCTAGTTAATTATGGAAACAGCAATTTTTGTAAGCGCAGACGATATTAAACGGTTTACTTCCTTAAACGGAAACGTTGACGTAGATAAATTTATTCAATTTGTCAAAATTGCGCAGGATATTCACATACAGAATTATCTCGGAACTAAGCTATTTAATAAGATTAGTGAGGATATACTCGACGCGGATTTGCAAGAGCCATATTTAGCACTTGTAAACGATTATATTAAACCGATGGTAATTCATTGGACTATGGTTGAATATTTGCCTTATGCGTCTTATATTATCGGTAACAAAGGCGTGTATAAACACGGTGCAGAAAATAGTCAAACAGTTGATAAATCCGAAGTTGATTTTTTAATTGAAAAAGCACGTGATACAGCGCAGCACTATACACGTAGGTTTATAGATTTTATGTGTTTTAATTCAAATGATTTCCCTGAATATTTGAGTAATTCAAATAACGATGTTTATCCTGATAAAGATGCAAGTTATGGCGGGTGGTACATTTAAAAGGCAATACAAGCCAAAAGAAAAGAACGAGAAAAAGTTAGAAATATTTTTAAAAAAAGTAGAAGATGGCAGGATTAAACTTCCAACATTACAAGGGCGACACGTTTGAGGAAGTTGCGTTTCAAATTTTAGTTGACAACGTAGCTTTAAATTTAACTAATTGTGTGTTAACGATGCAACTTCGTGAGGAGTGTGGCGGTCTTATTGCTTTAAATTTAACAACGGTTTCAAGTGCAGGTTTAACTATTACCAACGCTGCTCAAGGTCGTTTTAAAATCAATAAACAAATCATTGATATTGACGCAGGTAATTATCAATATGATATACAATTGAAGTTAGCAAACAATGATGTTAAGACGTATATTAAAGGAGAGTTTTTAATTGAATGTGATATTACAAGAGTATGAGTACAATTATAGATATAAACGTTACTAAAATTGAGCCGATTGTAACGATAACAGCCGAGCCAAACGAGTACATTATTAATATTAATACTGTTCAAGGCGGTGGCGATTTCCTACCCTTAGCAGGTGGTACAATGGATGAGGGTGCTGATATATTCTTTGATAACGGTGCTAAAATAAGTGAGGGAGCGGTTGATGCAGGTACGGGCGGAAACAAAGGTATTGCTTTAACTTGTTCTGTTGGTTATGAATGGAAATTTGAAGCAGGGGAGGCGTATTTGACTGAAACAACAAGTGGAAATATTAGACTTAAGCAATACGCAATAAGCATACCGACAGTTAATGATGATGTTACAAAAGGATTTGTAGTTGGTTCTTATTGGTATTTAGACAATCAAATATCTTTTTATTATCAGTGTACTGATATAACAGAAGGCGCAGCAGTTTGGGAGCAGAAATATGCCGAGTTAAGTTTAGCTAATGTCTTAAACGTACAAGATAGGGTTATGAAAGAGATAATGGATGTTGAATATGATTTTGTTGTAGAAGATAGAGTAAAATTTATTACGTGGTTAAAAGGAAATAATATCACTTTAAATCTTGACGATTCAACAAATATTTTCCCTGACTATTCAACTATAATTATGTCGGTAGGAGATGATTCCACAATTAACGCAATAGGTGATACCGATTTAAGACTTGATAGCGATAACGGAAATACTTTAAGTACATATAATCTACTTGCAGGTGATTTTGTTGTATTAAAAAAAGCAAACGGTGTTACGTGGATTTTAACAGTTTTACGTCGAGGTTCTAATGGTGTTCCATATACGGGAGCGACACAGGATGTTGATTTAGGAGAGTTTGGGTTACTTACTGGGAATATCGAATTTGATACTACAGCTACAAATATTCCTACTAATGCAGGTTCAATGGTTTGGAACGATAGCGATGGAACGGTAGATTTAAAACTTAAAGGCGGTAATGTTACACTACAAATAGGGCAAGAAAGCGTTTTACGAGTAGTAAATAAAACAGCTACTAATATAAATTTATTAGAATCAAATTATCAAGCAGTTAGAGTTACAGGCGCACAAGGGCAAAGGTTAAAAGTTGATTTAGCACAAGCTACAACAGATGCTTTATCCGCTGAAACAATCGGACTTGTAACCGAAACAATAAATAACAATCAAGAAGGATTTATTACAACGGGCGGTTTAGTTAGAAACATAAACACAACAGGTAGTTTACAATCTGAAACGTGGGCAGATGGTGATATTCTTTATTTAAGTGCTACAACTGCTGGACAAATCACCAAAGTAAAACCATCAGCACCAAATCATTTAATTGTTATTGGATATGTTGTAAGCGCACACGCTACGCAAGGGAGTATTTTTGTAAAAGTAGATAACGGTTACGAATTAGACGAACTACACAACGTTAAAATAGCTACGCCAACAAATAACCAAGCATTAACTTATACTTCTGCTACGGATTTATGGGAAAACAAAACCATAATTCAAGATTCTATTAGTGATGGTGTTACAACTGTTGCGCCTAGTCAAAATGCTGTATTTGATGCGTTGGCTTTAAAACAAAATAACTTAAAGACATTTAACACTACTCAAGGAGTTTATTATTTTAATGAGTTTATGGGTAGCTTGGCGGCAAACGTTACTGCTGCTACAAATGATGTTATTAATACATTTGGTAATGGTC